ATGACACAGGAATCCTTCGAGCGACTGCGACTGTTGGCGATACGTCACGGCACGAAAGAGGACGTAGATGCGCTTCACGATTTACGGGAGCGGCTGAATCAGTTGCTTTATGAAGCTAGCGAGATGCGACGTTGCCAAAAATGCGGCTCGCCAACCAAGGGCGAAGAAGCCTTCGTGCACGGTCAATATTGGTGCCATCCGTGCGCCGACGCTCAGCCCTCGACCTATCCCAGCACCTAAACAGCATGTTGGTATGACACGATGACCAAATACAGCACGCTATATTTCGAGGAACAGGCGGCTCGGAAAAAGACTCAGCGCGAGCTGGAAGAAGTCAACCAGAAATTAGAAGAGGCCGATAGAAAGCTGGCGCAGATGCGCGAATTCATTCGCGAGACCGGACAGTCCGGGACTTTTCTGCTGTGGGTGGCGCCGAAGTACGGGATCGACCTGAAGGAACTGGATCTGCCCGTGCCTACGCATGCCGACACTTAAACAGGGAGTACGCCATGGGCGAAATTATTGACCACGATTTCGGGAAAGATGACCGAGAACACGCCCGGCGGCTCGCCAAACTGCTTCGGATTGTAAAGGAGACCGAGCAGGATCTGCTGGCAAATCCCGGCAAATACTTCGACATGGCGTCAAAGAAGATCGCTGAGCAGGAACTGCTTCTGCGGGCACTCTCGGACGCTATCAGAAAGTCTTGGATGGTGAAGCTGGACGACCCAAGCCTAGGGCCGCCAACTTACCAACAGCCCGATATGCTACGGATCGATCGGCGCGACTACGAGGCCTATCAGGCCATCAAGGAAATGCTCCGCGAGTGGGAGCAGAGCACCTAAGCCAGGAGCATCCATGCCAGCGACCTATACCTTTAACGATGGGATCGAGGCCGCCAAGGCTCAGGTCGGGTGGACCATCAATGAAGCGGTAAAGTCTCTCAGCGAGGAAGCTGCCAAGCAATATATCGACTTGCTGGTGATCGTATGGCGCGATCTAGAGCAACTTAAGCGGCCAAGTAGGCGCAAGAGGAAGCAACCAGACCAACCCCCTCCCCGATCCCCCTGAGACAACGAGGAAACCAACATGCCACCTATTGAATTTTGGTTCATCACCATTGGGGTGATCGTCCTGATCTGTCTCCCGCAGCTTATTTGGCCGCCGCGAGGCGGAAATCCTTTCGAGCCCCTTTGACCCTGTGAGGGAGCTTTGTTGACTACCTGTGGCTGCGGAGCACTGGCGTTTTCCGGTCAATTATGGCAGCCTAGACCATTATTTGAGGGGATTTCCATGAAGATTGTTGGATCTGCGCCGATTCTGGCTATTTGCGTTCTGTTGTCCGTCCCCGTCATGGCCGAAGAGCCTCTGACCCAACAGAAGAGTAATGGACCTCCGCCAAGGGAACGTACCGGACCTACGACAAGCGGCGATGTAATCACGCAGGCCGCAGTCCCTGCTCCGGAAAACGGAAACATTATCGTTAAATTCGGCGAGACCACCAAGATCTACTTTAAACGTCCGATCAAATCCGTTCACCTCGATGACGATCTTCTCGTCAAGGTCATGCCTTTGTCAGACCATACCATCGCGTTCACTGGATTGTCGCCAGGACGCGCTAGCGTAACCGTTGAATCGAAGGACGGCAAAACTGATAGTTGGGGTCTGGTGAGCGTGGTGCGTGAGCCGCATGTCGTGAAAATCTATCAGCAGGGCGAAATAAATAAGCAAACCGGAGAGCGCCGGTCGGACAGCAGTTCAGCCATTGGCGGCTACGTCACACTGAGTTGCAACGAGATAGGCTGCACAGAGTTGGAGCCGGAGCTTCAACCGAAGTGGCCGACAGGTCGCCCCTGATATCTATCCTCTCATAGAAAAAAGCCCGACGCCGGTTAGGGCGTCGGGCCAAGTCTAGGGAGGGAAACAGGCCTGAAGGCTCAGGCCGAGCTACCGCCGTCACAGACATGCCGGCGGATTGGTGAATTACGACGGCTTGCCGATCAGTTCTTTTTGCATGCCCTTCAGGTCGCTCTTGATCTCGGCACCAAGGGCCTTGATGTCCGCGCGGATCGAATCCGTCGCGCGAACGAATTCGTCCTTCTTCACGTAGTGGTCTCGCCCATATATTTCGACTTCTCGGACCTTCTTTTCGACGTCGGCGATATACTGTCGCATGGCTGCGCCAACCTCTCCGAAGTTGTGATCTTGCGTCTTCTGATCGGCATCGAAGCGCTTCTCTACGTCTTCGATTTTCTCGATGACTTTTTCGCGCTCTTGGTCGATCTCTTCTCGCACAGCAGCGCGCATTTGCTCCACTGCTCGGCCAAGTTTGAATGCTCCCAGCACCCAGGTCCCGAGGAAGCCAAGGGCGCCCAGCCCCAGCATCACCCACTGGTATGTCGTCATTTCCCGTTAAGCTCCTAGAAATCCGCCGATTGCTAGGATCATTCCCAGCCGATGATGGTTTCGCGGCCATCGTTGGTCAGGCTCGCGCCAGTGTTCGCGCACGGGCGCGGGCCGCCTAGTTCCTGATTGCCCGGATGATCGTTGTGACGTTCTCCGCGCCACGTTTCGCGAAATACCAGGACATGATGAGGCCAGCCCAGACTGCGATCGGGCCAGCAACAACGTCGGTCGTGCCAAGGCCTAGAACCTTGTCCCAGATGATGCACTTCGCGTAGTAGACGAGCGTGATGTACATCGCGATCTTTTCGGGCTCGAACGGGTGTCCGATCTGCGCGATCTTGAGTTGGGTGATTGCCTGAGTTTCAGCGTTCTGGGCCGCTATCTCTTGTCCTGCAAGCGTCGCGGCGGTCTGCTTGTCGCTGGTCGATGCCGTCAGATGCGCCTGATAGGCAGACACCAACGCCTTTGCGACGGGGCCGCCGAGGAACTGGAAGAGGAGTGATGCAAAGGCGAACATCAGCCCTTCGCCTCCGCAACGGCCTGCACCGCAGCCTCTTTCGCGACCTCAGCCTGAGCAACTGCTTGCGCAGCTGCCGGCGGCAACTTCGCGTCAGGTACGGCCACCAGTTCAAGCGGCTTGGTGGTGGTCTTTCGAAGACGGTTGATCAGCAAACCGAGGATGCCAATGAACGCGCTCATGGAGAGGCTACGCATGTCGGGCGGGATCTGCAGCCAGTCGAACACGCGGGTCGTCAACGGCGTCAGATCGAGGCTGTGAACGAACGTCGCCGCGGCATCGTAGAACGTGACGAACAGGCCGCCGATCCAGAGGAGTCGGCCGACAAGGATCGTCTCCGACTTCTTGAAAGCAGATATTTCTAGCGGCTCAATCCACGAAAAAAAGGTCACGGCCCATGGCTTCGACTTGAGCCATTGTCTTCCCCAAAGAGCGTACAAGACAAGAATGGCAAATATGATTGCTGCAACAGCCCCAATAATCATGGTGGTGGTGGTCCTTCTGGTTGTTTACGTCGAGCAAGAAGTCCTGCCCTAATCTTTTCGCGAGTTTCTGCGCTTCTAGGTTTTCCGATCGAAAAAGCGCCTATTTTTGCTTTTGTTTCTGGCGTGTGTGGAACGCCTTTGCGGAACTGATTGCCTATCAAGGCGGCGCTTATTTTTCCTCTGGCCTCTTGAGTGTGCGTGTGCCCCGCCAGATACGAGTTGCCTGTATTTGCCTTAAGCAGAGCTGCCTTCTGTGCCGCTGTTTGCGGTTTACCTAAGCGAGCCGCCCGTTGCTTCGCGCGTGTTTCAGCACTAACTGTTCTGCCTGTCAGCGCGGCCCTAATTTTTGCTCGCCCTTCGGGGGTTACCGTGTCTCGACCTTTACGAGCACTGCTCATCTTCGCGCGAGATGCTTCAGAATGACCGTGGCGGTAACCATTTGGACCGCCCATTGCGAGATTCCAGCCAATGCCAGCGACCGGCCGAAGCCTTATCTCCTCTTGGAGACATTCTGGCTGTGACCCCGTAAAGACGATCTCCATTCGACAATTATCAGGAAACCGCTTCGTTCTTTTGTGGGCCTTGAACCTCTCTTGGGGATTCCATGACACCCCGACATAGCCATCTGTGGCGATGTCAACGCAACTTTCATCGCGCAGCCAGTAAACAAAATAGGTCCTATCTTTGATCATCAATCATCGCTCCAAAATGCTTCGCGAATTTATCACGCGATAGAGCGATGATGAATCATCAACCTATGATTTCCTCTTGAAAATTGCCGACAGGACGGATGCGATGAAGTCACCAAGCGAGCCCGGTGACGGGTTGGTAATTGAAGGAGAAGCAGGCTTCCCTGGCGGAACAGTAGGCGCAGGCTTGGGTGGTGCTGGCGCATGGTCACCGTCAAACGAGATAGACGGGTCGAGCGCAATCATCGCCAGCAAGAGCCCTGCACATCCGAGCTGCTGATCGACAGCATTCGGATCGAACTTGCCATCGGCGACGTACTTCCCCTTCACGTACTGATCCGTGCCGGACCAAACATAGGGAGACGGGATGCCCTTATTGGCGTACCCGAGCCCGTTATACTGCTCGAGCATCGTTAGCGTGCCACCGATCGACCAATCCTTGTTGAGAGCCGCCCGCGGCGCGCAGTTGACCAGCGCGTCAATAGCGGCCTCTTCCCACGACTTGAACGGCCCCCTGCCCGCCGGCACATGGGTTGAGACTTTGTTCCACGGGTCGCCCTGAGCCAGCGAACCGGCCCAGTCCTGCGAGCTCTCCCGCTCGTGCGCGACCGCGATGAATGCCCATGGAACGCCGGTCTTGGCGGAAACAGCCTGGTAGCGGGCCTTGGCCGCTGGAGCAGCGAGCCGTTTCGCCACACTACTAAAGTCGCGCGTCAGCTTGGCTTTCGCCCAGCGATTCGCATTCGCCGCCTTGAGGGCAACGAGGTCAGTCATTTGATCTCCAAAGAAAAAGCCGCCTCAGAGGGCGGCTGGTTGCTCGATCAGGGGTTGTTCGAAGGTATTATCGGCCGCCGTTGCTCGGCAGGGTTGCGGGTGCTAGAAGTGCCTGTTTTTTAAGCGGTAAATCAACGAATCGCGCGAACTCATTGGGGATGGAGAGAATGGTTTCGCTTAAGTCGCTGATGGCGATCTCATCGGCCTATGTTTTGGGCTTCTTGATCACAGCTGGGCATTTCTATCGCAGGCACGGATTGCGCATGGGAGTGCGGCAAGCCGCATGCGTACTCTTCTGGCCGGCTTGGCTGTTTCTTGAATACAGCATCAAAGACATCTTTGACTCCATTGCAGATGCGACCATGGGAACCGACAATCGCGCTGCTGTTTCCTTTGGAATTGGCCTCTTTTCTGCCGGTCAGTTCTTGTCATCGAATTGGGAAACATGCAGCGGAGTAGCCTGCACTGGAGTAATATTGAAGAGTTCGGCCATGATCTTTCCTCCAGTCGGTGCGACATATCTAACCTGGCTTGTCTGGCAGCTCGCGTAACGGGGTAGTAATGGGGACGCTTCGATTTTTGCTGGCGCTTTGCGTCGTCGTCACACATGCGACAGGCGGCACGATTTTCGGGCACTCCCTACTCAACGGCATCACTGCCGTTCAAGGCTTCTACGTGATATCCGGCTTTCTGATCACCATGGTGCTGAACACGCGACCGGCCTATCAGGACGTTGGACAGTTTTACCTCAGCCGATATTTGAGACTTTGGCCCGCTTACGCCATCGTTGCGATGTTGACGTTTTTGATCTTGAAGAGGCCAGCTTTTGTTGCAGGCCTCGAACATCTGGATTTTGCTGGTGCGCTGTTCGTCATTGTCAGCAACTGCGCGATCTTTTTCCAAGACCTCTATCTGTTTCTTGCAATCAGCCCCGATGGATCGCTTTTTTTCACATCGCATTTCGGAACAGAACCTGGACCGCAACTAAACGGTCTTATGCTGGTCCCGCAAATGTGGAGCGTCGGCGTGGAACTGACATTCTACGCGATTGCTCCATTCGTCTGCCGTTCTCCGATCCGACTACTCGGCTTGCTCACTGTCGGAGTCGTGACCCGCCTTGCAATTGGCTATTGGTCTCCGCCTGCAATTGATCCGTGGCACTATCGCTTTTCGCCCGCGGAGATGGTCATGTTCGCCGCTGGCGGACTCTCCTATTTTGCCAGCAAGGCGCTTCGGTCGGTCCCGGCCGTTATCCTCCAGGTTGGAGGAACCGCCTGTCTTGCGGCAACAGCGGCAATTATCATCGCAACGCCGCTGTCTATTCAGAATTTCTCACAAACACTCTTCCTGCAGAACCCTAAGGTGATCCTATTGATCATCTTGGCTTGCCCGCTACTGTTCGTCACATTTCGCAAATCTCGCCTCGACAGCATGATCGGCGAGTTGAGCTACCCGATGTATCTCTCCCACCTTTTTGTAGCTGGGATGATGGTGCGATACACTCCCTCGCTCATGACGCCGGACAACTTCGCATACGTCTGCGCGACCGTGGTCTTTAGCGCAGCTCTACTTTGGTTGGTCGTCTTGCCGGTCGATCGATATCGCAGACGGTTCGGTGCACGAGTGCCGGATGCAATAGAAACGATCACACCCATCCCAGCGTTGCCGCGTGATGAGCATCTGCCCGCGCATCAGACAGCGCGGACTTATAGAACGCGAACTCATCTAAACGCCCGGTGAGACGGAATGACCCGGGAGATGCACCACCGGCAAACGAGTTGCCAAGCATCGTCAACTTGGAATTTCTAGTGATGAGGTTCTTCGACACTGCCACGGTCTGGCGTGTTTCCTTACCCACAACACGGACGAACAATGTGCTTCCGCTTCTTCCGACGATGACATGGTAAAAAGTGTCCGTCGCCAAAGAAATGGTGCTGCTCACCGTTCCGGTCGTTGCGTCTGCATATTTCACCAGCAGAGTGATTTTGTTGTTCTGGACCGTAACGAGGAAACTGTTGTCGGTGTCCCCGTTTGAAGTGACCCAGCCATTCACCAGCCACGGATCAGAGCTCGCAGAGGGTGTCGGCAAGCTATCGAACCTCACCCAGAATTCAAACGTGAAATCCGATCCGGCCAAATTCCAATCGGTGCTGCTGGGAAGAGAAATGTAGTCATCCGTGCTATTCATCGCGACGGAAGTACTGCCATCTCCTGTCGCTCCGCCCATTGCGTAGCCAAGGGTGCCGACATAAGTCGCGTCCGCAGATGCGGCTGAACCAAGATTAGGTGCAGTTCCAGTCCCGATGCTGAGTTCATCGAAGGTAAAGTATCGGCTCGGGCTATCGGCCAAAACTGCGGCTTTATAAGCGCGCGTCGGCGTCGCTCGCCAAGTTCCAGGCAGCTTGTAGTATGCCATAACGCCTCGGCTAGTGAACGTCGAGACGTCCGTGCCATTGCCGGAAACGTTCGCGGACTGCACTTCGATATAAGGCATCGTCTCGCGGACGAACGCTGTCATAAGCGTCTTTGTGATCCGGTACTGATGAACATCAGAGATCTCGTTTGTGGTGTTTGAGACCCCCCACAACAAAGCATCAGCAAGAATGCACCATGGGGCGTCCATAACGGACACCTGCGCAAAAATCCCGTCCGAGAAATCAGTCGGAAATTGTGTCCTAACCAGCGTTCCAGGTGCCGATCCAGAAGCAACTGAGGCTGCCAGCTGAGACAGCGCGATGCTGCGAAGCGTGTTCAACCTCTGGAAATACAGCGCTTTCGGATCTGCATACTTGGAATCGCCACTCACGAGAGCCGGACGGCAGACATACAGAAAGGCGGTATTGGAAATGCCATCCCATGAGATGGTTGTCCCAGCCGAAACCTCAAATGCTTCCGATGCTGCCAGATCACGATGAAACCAGGACGATGTGCCGCCGGCAATAACGGCGGACCACGCGTTTAGAACGTACAGCGTTTCACCAGCAGGGACCGTCAGCGAAAATTTCCCGGTATAGAGAACATATGCTGCTGGATCGAGCATCGCGGCTAGGCCGACCCAGTAAGCTCTTTCCTCAGGAGAAAGATTCCCACCGCTTGAAGGAGAAGTAAAATTGCCCGTGCCGTCGAGATACAGCGTTGCATTGTTAGGGAGTTGGGGCGCCAACCCTTTCGCCGATGCGGTCGCAACTGGCAGTGCAGCAGTGACCTGAGCCGGCGTGAGATCCGCGGGGACTGCGGTAGAGCCAGACACGTTCCCCTTGAACGTGTTGTTCGCCATCGTAGCCAGTTCGGCATTCGCAACGGCCGTTCCGACAGACCAAGCATCTGCACCTGTGCGCCGGGCGATGCCAGTCCCGCTCAATCCCTCGACCGCAGCGAGATCGTTTGCGAGCGCGAAGGTCGGGTTTCCTGCAACGCCGTCGGGATTGGTGATCGTGAACCCAGCAGCCGGCGCCGTAAGCGACCGGAGAGCCCATATGCCGCTAGCCGTTCTGGCCAAAAGCCCAGTCCCGGTCAGTGCAGCGATGGCCTGCAAATCTACATCGAGACTACTCGTGAAAAGGTTGGCAACGCTGATAATGCTGTAGGTGCTCTGCGCTGCATCGTAGAACGCAACCTTAGCCGTTGCCGGGTTCAGCTGCGTGAACTCCCCGAGCAGCGTGTAATCAACGCCGAACGTATAAGTCCCGTTCGACTTCGTGACCGTCAGGAAGTTTGTGGTTGCAACGTTCGCCGGAAAGCGAACATCCATCTTCCCCTTGATGACGGGCTTGGGAAGAACCTTGATCTTGATCACAGGAACGGTCACGGCTTCGGAATTCCCTGCTGGATCGTTAGATCACCCTCGAACAAATCGACGGTGTCGCCATTCAATTGATAGTAGCCACCCATGCGATAAGAGCCCGCACACAGGTTCATTTGCGAATAAGGAACGTCGAGCTCGATCACGCCGGTCGAGATAATTGAGATCAGTCCATTGTCCGTTGTCGCGAGAATTCGCTGGCAGCACTCCTGATCGACAACGGCGATCGCGATGAAGGCGCCCGTGAAGTCGAGCAACTGGCCATAGGTCGGGCTGTCCGGGTCACCGTCCGTGAACTGGAACTGGGTTTTCCAGTCGCGATTGCTGCGAGTTGCTGAATTCAGGGTGATGGACATGGGCATCACAGTTTGACGTAGAAAGTCATGAGTATCGTTGGCTGAAGAGTTCGGAACGGCGAGCTCGCGCCGCCCTGCGCCGAGCCTGTGAACGTTCCCGTCGTGGTCGCCGACGAGTTTGCGGTGGAAGTAGCCGTCGCCGAGATCGTACCGGTGGACTGTATCTTTGAAGTGCTGCCGCCAGATGCAGCGGTCACGCCGCCTGGGCCGCCACCTTGAGCCGATAGAAACGAAGCATCGCTCGGATTGCTCGCAACCCAATTTGTTGAGTTGACGGTAGCGCTCCCCGTCACACTGGTCGAAACACCAGTCGAAACGATCGTGCTAAGCGAAAGAGACCCCGCCGGCGTGTACGGCGGCAAGTTCAGCAGAGCCAGCGTTTGCGACTGTCCACCGCCAGCAGCGCCCAAGGCCGTCGCAGCCGTTCCGAAATACGTGGATGTCAGGCGCCCAGCTGCGCTATTTCCCATGTCGTCGAGGCCGGCGATGACTCGACCGCGAGCATCCGGGAGCGTGATGACCTTGTTGGCCGCCCAATCCGCCGACGCGCTTGCGCCCTTGCCGCCTGGCACAACACTGTTGGGATCGCCCCACAGATAGACGAAGAGGGCTTGGCAATCGGCGTTGGCCCGCTCGGTGGCGCCGGATACGGCGCTGCCAATCGTGCGGCCATTGAGGCGGACCCATCCATTGATGGGTTGGCTTCCGTAGACGTATTTGACGTCTCCAGTCGTAAAGATCGTGGTCGGATCAACCGTACCACCGCCGCCACCACCAGAAGACGCGCCCGTGACCTGAATATTGTCCTGAACAAGCTGCTGGACGCCAAGGCTATTGGTAATTCTTACCTTGATGACGCCGTCAGCGAAAAACAGCTGGGGAATGTTCCCGCCGCTATCGAGCGTCAGCGGGTTGGCATATGGGATGGTAAGTGCGGAATCCTGGTAGGCATTCTGCGGCGTCGAGGTCGTGCCTGCCTGAATGAAGTACATTTGGCCGCCCGCAAGCGGCAAATGGGTGCTATTATCGAACCTCTGGGTAAGGCTCATCGTGATGGTGCCGGCCGCCATCGCGATCTGGCAATAAAAAAGCGCCCCTAGGGCGCTGAGCAGTCTCAGATATTTCATATGTTTAGGCCCCTCTAGCGAACTCGCCAAAGTATTGTTTTGCTGCTGCCAAATATGCAGCATGCGCTTCTTCAGGCGTATCAAACCATCCGATACGCTTGCGCTTCCCACCAACTGTGATGCGCGCTGTCCACCGGTTCCATTTGCCTTTCTGAACGCCTTTGAGGCCCGATAAATTATCGGAGGAGACCGCGCGATTCTGCATATTCTGGCCGCGCGTAGCCCCTCTCAGATTGGCAATTCTGTTGTCGTCGCGATCGCGGTTAATGTGGTCGAGCATGTCAGCCGGCCAAACGCCGTTTACATAGAACCAAGCCAAGCGATGCGCCGTATACAATCGCTCTCCGAATGAGATAGCTCGATAGCCATCCTCTCGCACCCTACCGGCTCTGCTGCCGGGCTTCACGAAATTGGAAATCGCCACCTTCCACTTGAAAATGCCGGTCTCTGGGTCATAATCCAACACTTCCAAAAGCCGAGCGTGATCAATTGCGGATTCTTTTTGCCGGCGCTGTTCTGACATGGCTAATTGTACCATTTCCATGGTCATTTTGGATTATTTTCGTCAGCGCGCGCTGGTATTGCACCAGAAATAACAGGAACGGATGGCGACTGTTCAGCACCGACCCGCGCAAGGCCTCGATCGGCCGAGCGCAGCGAATTGAAGAGCGTTTGGTTGCGGGCGACGGTCTGTATGCCCCGGGTAATGGTGCGCGGATCGTTGGAGACCAGCATTTCCGCCACACGACGCGCCAAGCGCTCGTTGATGGCATTCCGTCCTCGAGCGGCGCCGTAGACGATCGCCGCATTCACCACCGCGCCGGGATCGGTGAACGGATTTAGGCCGCCTCCAGAGAAGCCATAGGCGCCTCCGGCCAACCCGAGCTCAGCCAACTGCCGAGCCGTAGTCGAGTTGCCCTGCACGGCGTTTCGGGCCAGATCCATAATGCCCTCAACGCGAAGGCCGGCCTCAAGCTCAGCCGCCCGGCCCGGGCCCAGAGCAACATTCAGCTTCTCGCGCGCAGCTGGTGACGCGGCGATCTGGTTGAGGATATTCCGGCGGTCTCCAACCTGATTGAGCGTTTCGATGAACCGGGAGACAAACCCATCCTGGAACAGCTGCCGCTCCTGAGGCGTCATCTGGGCCAGCGCTCGCCGGGCGTCGCCTGCCGTCATGTTCTTGCCGACGAAGTTCTGACCGGCCTCAAGCGCGTTTTCGGCATCAAAGAAGCGGGCAGCCCCCGCGCGCGCCGTCTGGTACGACGGCACTTGCCGATCGAGCTCGGTCCGCAGCGTGCGGGCCAGGTCGTTCAGGACACCTGCTTCGTGGGTCCCGCCCCCGGCTCGCCGGGCCGCGTCGTCCAACTCCCGCTTTGTCGCATCCCAAAAGGCGAGGTTCGGATAGGTCGGGACACCATTCGGACCGCGGGTGAAGGTGACCACGCCATTTTCGACGGTCACCCCCTGACGCATCGCGCCGTAACCCTGTGTGATCGCCCGGTCCCTGCCACTGATCGATGCACGGCGCATGGCCTCTACAACAGCCGGGCTGCCCATCAGCCGATCCAGCTCCGGCGACATGATTGGCCGATCGCCCTGCTGCATCGCGCGCTGATAGTTCGTTCGGTTGACCGTTCGCTGGACTTGATCGATGGCATCGGCCTGCGCCGCGGCGTCGGGATAGTGAAACGTCCGGCGCAGCCAATCGACAACCCGGCCGCTCTGCCCCTCGTACCGCTCGTTGATCGCCCGATTGAGAACTGCCCGCCCTTCCGGCGAGGTATTGGCGGCTGACCGCGCCAGCGCGCGCGTCGTCTCGCCGCCGAGATCCCCGATCACCGCCGGGCCACCGCTCTGGACGCTGGCAGCAAACTCGTTCGGCGTGAGCCTGCTGGCCGCCTGCGGGTCGATGGCTTGGTCACGCTGGAGTGCCGTCACGACGCGCCGGGCAGCCTCGCTGTCCACATCCCGGATACCACGCACCGTGTTGGCAACCGGCTGGGCAATCGCCCGCGCACCGCGCACGACACCCTCGATCGCAACGGGAGCAGCACCGCCCAGAGCGCCACCGATCCCGGCCCCAACCAGCGCACGAGACGCGCTATCAATCGCCCCCTGCCCTTCGCCAGCACCCGCGGCGCCGCCCAGGACAGCCCCGGTGCCAGCACCAGCCAGAACTCGACCGCCCAGCGTTGCCGCGCCAGCGCCGGCCCCGACAGGCAGGATAACCGCGCCGCCGATGTTGCCAACCGTCGAGGCAACGGGATGCTGCTCTTCCGCGACCTTGTTCAGCTCGCGCTCGCGGGCTACGGCAGCGTCATACCGCTTCTTGGCCTCGGCATCGCCGGACCAGTATTTCAGGGCACCTGAGAGCAGCTTGTAGACACTGGCCGGATCGTCGGGATTGGCACCCGATGCCTCGACCAGGCCACGGATTTCGTCACCGAAGTTGGCCGTAAAACCCTGCGCGACGCCGCGCGCGAGCGCATCAACCGTGCCGCGATCGGCATTGGCGGGCTGGTCTGCCTGTGGCGGCTTTGCGTTATCGGGCCCGATATAGACACGTCTCAGCCCGGAGGGGCCAACCGCCGGCAGGCCTTCCGTCGCTGAGGCAGGCGCGGCAGCCGGCTCATCGAACTGGTCAAAGAAGTTCTTCGCGCCCGGCTGAATGGTGCTCGCCTTCGATCCTTTATCATCGGCAAAGGCCATGACCTGCGGTGCATCCGGTGCAAACTGCTCCACGGCCGAAACGGCATCCTGATCTGACCCGCGCGCCTTATTGAAGCGCCGAGCGTATTCAGCAACCGTGGTGCCAAATGCATCCTTGGCATTCGGATTGTTCATCCCGCGCTCGCCAGCGAACCAAGCCTTGGCAGCACCCTCAGGCCCGTATTTGTCCACATACTGGCCGAACTTGCCGTTGAAGATCGCGTCTTGGAGATCAGGATTATTGATGAACTCGCGCGGCGTGATCTCGCGACCAAGAACCTCCTTCGACCACGGCCCGACGTTCGCGCTCATCACTTGATACTTGCCGAGCGCGCGGCCCATAGAGCCCGTGTCGGGGCCGATCGCCCGATAGTTTCCGCCGCTCTCGATCGACGAGATCGCGCCTGCGTAGGGCGACGCGGCCGGCGCTGAAGCGCTGTCGAATTGGTCGAAGAAGTTCGCCACTATTCGTCGTCTCCGCCGCCGAGAGCCGCTTTAGCGGCGCCTTGGCCGTATTTCGCATCGAACTGGCTCGCGAGCCGCGGATCCTTCTTCAGCGCCGCGATGGCAGCCGGCGGCGCAGCGATTGACGCGGCCTTTTGGGAGACGGCTGCAGGCTTTGGCTCATACGGAACGAGCGTCCCATCCTGACCAAAGGCCAATTTGGGGCGGTAAGACGTCCCACCCTCCCGGCCCATCGCCTCGATTGCGGCGCGTCGGTTTGCAGCCTTCTGCTTGATCGTCGCTGCGCTGTCACCAGGAACCGGGAAGTATTGCTTATCGGCGTTTGCGAATTCCGATTGAGCGATTGCCGCTCCGGACTCTCGTCGCAGCTGCGCGTTGATGAAGTCGGCCTTTGCCTGATTGTATTTCTGGCGGTCCCCGCTCACCAAGAAATTGCCTACGCCGGGGATAGCGCTCAAGCTTGTTTGCGCCACGTTGCTGCCAACGTTCTGAACGCCGGGCAGCGGGGGCCCCTCTTGCCCCGGCGTCGGAGCAATACCCGACAGAATGCCTTCAGATTGCAGCATGCGATCCGTGAAGCCCGCAGCCTTGCCCTGATCAGCATTGAACTTGCCGGGCGAGAACGGATTGTTTGGCGCTGCCGCAGTCGGAGTGCCGGTGCTGATCGGTCCCTCTGGACCGTCCGTATTCACGCGAACGAGCGTCTTGGTCCCGTCCGGATTTTCGATTTCCTTGATCGCGAACTTGTCCTTGTTGAACGTCCGGTCGGCGTTGCTCTGCGCGCGCCGCGCCTCGTCTTGGCGGAAGGCAAAGTCGCGGACATCCCGCGCGGTCGACTGCGCCTTCTCAGCCGCGGTCTGCGCCAGCGTCAGGAACTTCAGCGCGCCATCCTGATCACCGACCGAACCGAGCTTCTGCGCCACAGTGAGTGCCTGCCGACCATAGTCTGGTGAGCTCGGGTCAAGTGCTGTGAAGTCGGAGAACGCTGCCTTGCGGGCATCGGCGATATTCTGCTGTTGCCGAATGGCAGCGTTTGTCCGGAGCGTGTCACCCAGGCCGCTCAGCATCGAATAGAAATCGACTTGAGGAGGTCCGAAGCCTGCCATTTATTTTGCCTTCGCTCCAAAGCCACCCACGCCCGACGCCTTGAGACCGAGGTTTGCGGCGCCCAGCAGGGTGTTCCAGAAATTGCCCGATGCCGAATAAGCCGCCAGATCAGCGTCAGCCTGCGCCTGTCCCTGTCCGGTCAGATTCGCGTTGGCCGCTTGGCCCTGTCCTTGGTAGATGCCAGCCAATCCAGAGCCTTCCGCGCCGTAGTTTGCGTTGAGGCCAGAACCAAGTGCTCCGAAGTTGCTGCTCAGTCCGCTGCCTTCGCTGCCATAAGCGCCCGCAAGCGCAGTCCCACGGCCAACGTCCAGACCAGCAGCGCCCGAGATCGCGCTCTGATTGGCGCCGAGATATGGAGCAAGGCGGTTGACGAAATTGCCGTAGTTCTGATCGGCATAAGTCGTGGCCAGCTTAGTGGTATCGGCGATCGTGTTGCCGCTGGCAAGGATGCCGCGCGACGCTGCCAGCCGGTCGTTTGCATCAGTGAGGAGGTCGAAACCAGACTGATAGCCGGGCGTTGCCGTGAACAAAGCCTTGGCGCGGTCCAAGCCTGCCTGCCCATTGGCGCCTGTCGCGTCACCGTAGGCGCTCGATCCGGCCGTCGTAGATGCGACAAGAGGAGAATACAGCGCGGAGGCGTCACCGTAACCCGAAGTAATCGCGTCCCGCGCCGAACCGTAGCCGGACGTCAGCGCATCATTCGCTTGGCCGATGTTCGACGTTAACGCATCGCGGCCATAACCAAGGCGGCCGGAGAGAGCATCCCGGCTGGTCTGATACAGACCGCTGAGAGCGTCATAGCCCTGCTGCAGGCCGGCTTTCTTCGCTGCTGCGGCGTCCTCGGCCGGCTTTGTGGAGAATAGGTCTGTGAAAAGGCCCATTGGCTAAGCTCCAAAATTCCAGACTTTGCCGGCCGCGCTATAGCGGATCGTATTTGTGTCGGCAGGGTTTGAGGTCGTGACGTCAGAGAGGTCCTGCACGCGCAGGCGTTCGAGCGCTTTCAGCACGTCGTACCAATCTCTGTTGAACAAGCCAGTCGCAGGATCGATCGCAGGAACGTCGGGAGGCGGAATGCGAATGCGAGCCATTACGAAAGCCTCGGATTTTCTGACATCGTGGCAAACAGAAATCCTGCATAGACTGCACTGGAGATATCAAGCCGCCAGCGCCGTCCCTGCCAGCTTGTGCGGCCTGTGCAACTCACCAGGGAAGCAAGCTGCATCGACTCCGACTGCCTGCCGAGCGGCCGGGTGATCGGATTGCTCCAGTTCAGGCCGCCGTCATCGGACCACGAAATCTCAACGTCCGGCGTCGTCTGGTCCGGGTCGTCGCCCGTCGCGATGCCAACGCCGGTGACGAAGTAAAAGTCAGCGCGCCCTACCACGGTGCCAACCGGGAAATTCAGGACAGGACCGCTCTCAATGCGAAGCCGAAGCGGGCTCCCGACTTCATCGTTCGCGGTTGACGTGATCTGCTGGAGGTTCCCGTTGGCGGTATCGCCAGAGAGCCACTTGCTGAAGGCGTTGATCGCGCCGGACCGGCGAGTGCGGGTCACAAGATAGCTGTCAGCTTGTGCCCATTGACTCGTGCTGATATCGAGCACCCAAGTCCAAGCCGGGCAAGCCAGTTGCCAGAACGCATGACCGCGAGAGATGTAGGAAGTGGCCTCCAGCGTCGTCTTGTCGCTGACCGCTTCGATCAATCCCTCAAGGTCGGGGACGGAAACCTTGACCGGCGTATATCCGTCGAGCCGGTACACACAGCTATCGTCGCCGACCCAGATCGGCCCGCGGCTGAATCCGTCTTCGTAGCCACTCACGCAATAAGGGCCAGCCAATCCGCGCGGGATGACGCTGGAGCGCGCAAACGGGAATGGCGTCGTCCCGGCATCTGTCCATACTTCCGTGGTCTGGGTGCCAAAGAACAGCAGGCGGCCACCCCACGAAACCACCCGAACCAGGCCATCAGGCTTGGCCTCGGCTTTACCGAACGACAGGGAATTGACTGAAGTCGAATTCAGATCCGTTGCATATGCGCGACCGTCACCAGTGGTGAACACCAGATAGCCGTCGAGGAAATCCACCGAGTTGACAGCCGGGAGATCGGCGTCCGGATAGGCGTTTGTGACGCTGGTCGGCGTGAACACTGCGATGTTGCCGTCAGGATCGACAAAGACCTTATCCGGCGTGGTGTTGTTGTTCGCGGCGAAGAAACCGCGCTTGGTGCCGTTCAGGTTGCCGACATTGACCGACGCGCCGCCAGCACTGGTCCATTTCTCGAGCTTGCCGTTGAAGGCAACGTAAAGCACGTCGTTGACGACGATCGCACCGCGATATCCGGACCGCGCCGACGTCCCAAAATTCACCATGCCCGGCGCACGGCGGATGATTGTCTTGTTCGGCGCCTGATCGCCGAGCTCTTCCACGTATCCGTTGACGATCCGGCCGCCACCCTCCTGAGACTTTGCACCCGGCGCGGTCTGAACGGTGAAAGGAATCCTGACGACGCTCAAATGCCGCCCCGGTAGTAGCCATAGCGGCGCGGCGTCAGGGCTGGATCAACCCGCAGCGTCCGCAAGGTGCGCGCTGGCGCTGCGATCGTCCGCAGCTCTGCCTCGGCGATCTGAGCCAAGGCTTGTGTCCTCGCATCGGCCAAGAGGTGAAAGCTGGCGATATAGTCCGCTAGCGGCAAGAACGCCTCGTCCTCGATGGCGCCGCCGGACGGCCCTGCCTGACCCGGGTCCTGAACGTAATAGATGTCCAGTGAGGCCAGTTTGGCGATGGCGCCATCGACGATGCGGTCGGCCCGTTGCACATCCTCAAGGGATGGCGACTGGCCGTAGACCAGGATATTCAACCGATCGAGGACCTGGTTGATCAGGTCAGTCCGCGTCTTTGCCATCAGCCTCGTCCGCGACCGGCTTCTCTTCGGTCTCCTCAGCCTCTTCAGGCTTCGCGACCGGCGCGTCGCTCCAGCCGCGCGGAAGGCTCTCGCCATCCTTCAGGTCGAAAATCTGCGGCTCCTTGGTCTTGTGGTATCCCCAGGTCGGGGTCGTCTTGACTTCCTCGTCCATCGCCTTCTCCTGCTTAAATGGAAACGGCGGCCCGTAGGCCGCCGCCAGTCTTTGGATGATCGTTAGCCACTGACGCGAACCGCGAGACGCCGATCGACGGTCTGGACGCCGTAAAGGACGTCGAGACGCCAGGTGCTCTTGTCGTTCACGCCGTCGTAGTACGGGATCACGCGAACCGAGATGCCGTTCTTGCTGATGCGCGACACGTCCACGGCGCCCGGCGGCTTCACCATCGGCACCATGCAAAGCGCGAATGCGTTCTTGTCGAACATCAGGTTGTTCGTCAGCGCGGTGCTAGCCGCGACGCCCAGGTTGAAGGTCAGCGCGGCATTGTCGGCCGGTGCCGCCGAGACGTTCTTGAACGCGCCCGTGGTGATGATCTGGGGAGCGATCGTCAGCGTCAGGTTGCCCGAACCGTCAGAGGCCAGCGTCGAGCCGGGCGCCACGACGAACTGCTTCAGGAAGGGCAGCGTCGCCTTGGTGACCGGGTTGACATCGAACACACCGGCGATGGTGAAGGTGTCGCCGACGACCACACGAGCCGCCGCCGCCGCAGTCCAGCCATCCGTGATCAGCGTCTGGGTGTTCGCCCCAGTCGTGTCATAGGTGGTGTTCTGCGATGCGCCATTGACCAGCGGAGTTCCGCCGCCCGGACCCGTGGTGAACACGGGAGCGTTCTGCGACATGTAGGTGTCAACGCCGCCGACCTCGCCAATCCGGCCGCGGCGATAGGCCTGACCGTTGATCGAGTTGTTGAACAGCGCGGTCTGCGAACCCGCCATGGCCCAATAGTCAGCCGGCGACAGGATGCCCGAGCGCATGCCCTGCGGCACTGCGCGCGAATCCAGGTTCAGCGGCCCCTTGGAGAACTTGGCGAAGGAGTCGATGACCGTGGTGGCGGTCGGAGGCGCTGCGGTGCTCACCCATTGCGGAATGTCCTTGTAGAGGGACATCACGTCGAGGTCGATCTGGTTGGCGACCTGGACCAGAGCCGGCTGGATCACACGCTCGGAGAGCTGGGCGATATTCAGCGTGAGCTGCTGGCTGGTGAAAGCAAAGTCAACGCCCGCGACCTTGTTGATCTGCAGGGTCAGCTTGCCTTCCGTCACGTCCTGCGCAGACGATGTGATCGTGTTGCGGACGGTGAAGTCAGTCGGCTTGCGGATGGTGATGGTGTCACCGACCGTGTAGCCGTTGATCTTCTTGTCGAACTCCTCCTCGTAACCACGATAGACCAGACCAGCCATCGTGAGCTCGTTTTCGAGGATACCGACCGCCGCTTTCGCGATGATCGAAGCATTGAGGGTAGTGTTAGCCATTGAAGCCTATCCTTTACGGATCAGGCTCCCTTTCCGTATTTCTTCGTCAGCCACGCATCCAGGATTCCTTCCTGGCTCTGAGGCGTGGCGCCGCCTTTCGGCTTCGACAACGGAGGGGGAGCGGATGTTGCTTTCTTCGCTTCCGGCATCCGAACAGTGGCTTCCAGCCGTCCCATTGCTCGGGCCAGCTCGCGTCCGCTCATGCTGTTGAGTGCATTCAGCTCGCTTGGGTTCTTTGCGAGGTGATAGGCAATGAGCGCCGACTTATCCGACGACATGATCTCTTCGAGCACATCGTTACGGACGTTGACGCCCTTCATCGCCTCCATGGTCTGGTCGAAGTCCGCGATAACCTCGCGCGCGTCCTCGACCCGCTCGGCATGCGCAATATTGCGCTCCCGGAGTACTTCAGCCTGCTTAGCCTCACGTTCAGAGGCTTCCCGAGTCTCGCGGTCCTTTCGGAGCTCGTCCCGGATTGCCTGCCGGCCCTCATAGGCCGACTTGGCCGTCTGATACGCGAACCAATCCCCGTTGAAGTCTTCCTCCTTCGGGGCCTTCTCGTCGCCCTCGCCTGCGGTCTTGGCCGGCGCCGAACGACGCAACTCTTCAATCTCACGCTCACGCTGCTGCAACTCGCTGAGCAGACGCTGTTCGCGGATTTTGGCCCGCTGTGCGCCACTCGGCTTCTTGGGCCTGTCGTCGCCTTCGGGCTCTTCAGCCGCAGGCTTGGCTTCGCCTTTGTCTTCCTCGTCCGCCGCTTCGTCCCTGACCTCGGGCTGAGCATCAAGATCGATAATGCCGTCATCAACCGGCGCCGCGGTAGTTGTGGTAGTGCCGTCCGGCGTTGCCGCCAGCGTCTCTTGGTCGCTCATGGTTCACTCGCGAAAAAAGCCGCCCCAAGGGACGGCCGCCAAATGCCCAGCACCGAATGCGCCGGACTATCTCACTGGACGCTCGCCGGCTCCGGCGGCTGTCGCATCTGTTCCATCGAAAGATCGTGCTTCTCGCCCGCGCGGTTGGCGTTCAGGCCGAGAATGACCAGATCAGCCTCATGACGATCCTGTTTGTGGGTGCGATCCTGACGATGTTGATCTTCGGCGCGGTCCATCTCAACGCCGTGGCGCTCGATGTTGCGCAGCTCTTCCATGTGCAGGCCGGCTGTCTCGGCGCGTTTGAACCCTGCCTCGGCTTCAGCCTTGGCAGCTTCGGCCACGGCCTTGCGTGCCTTGGCTTGGGCTTCCAGCGCCTCCGCGCGCGCCTTATCCAGCTGAGCCTGCACAACGGCCATCTGCACGGCCTCGGCCTGCTGGGCCTTCTGCTGCTGTTCCTGCTGCGCGGCTGCGGCCTGCTGCTCCTGCGGCGACGGCGGCTTGCCCGCGGCCCGCTCACGCTGCTGCCGGTCGGACTCGAGCTTGGCCTTGATCTGGGGCGGTAATGCCTCTTCCAGCCGCTCGCCGATCTCCTGCGCGTGCGGCCAGTCCATCGACTTGGCATAGATATCGCCGATCAGCGGCGCTGCCGGCGGGAATGCCCGGATGAACTCGGTCATGCCATCCTGCGCCTGCTCACGCTTGGTGGCGTAGTTCGGGCCCGCCTCCATGACGACGTCGTAAGAGCCCGACGTCATGTCATGCTGGATTTTCTCGACGCCGCCGATGACGATCGGCTTGTTGATCTCGACGAAATCGGGCTTTCCGTCATCCCCGAGGATCTGGATCGTCCGCTGGGTGTCGTAAATCTTCGGGAACAGCTCGTTGATGATCTCGCCCGTCCGCTCAATCGCGAGCGCGAAGTTGTCGTGGTAGACGAACGTTCCCGTGTCGCCCTGTGCATCTCGACGGGCAATCGCGATGCCGCTGGTTTCGTTAGACTTGGCGCCAAGACTGGCATCATATATGCCGATGACAGCCTTCATGTCCTCGGAATTGCGCGCCTTGCCCTCGATGATCGCCTGTGAGGCCACCGGCGGTTGCACGCGCTGCGGCCCGCCAGGCTGCAGGTTGTCTGGCGTGTATTCCAGGAACGGGTGGTTTTCGGTGTTAGCCGTCTCCCAGAGATCGTAATTATCCTGGAACATCTTCTTGGTACCGATCCAAGGCGACTTCGGCTGCAGCGCAACGACCTCGGTTTCAGCCGAGGCGTAATAGTTCTCCATCCGCTGCAGATCGCGGGCGTAGCGGACGATGCCATGCCGGTAAATCTCGCGCCCAACCCGGACCTCTTCGCCGATCACGGGCACGATCGGGATATTCATCCCCGGCCAGTCCTGCTCCTCGAGCACTTCGGCCATCGTGATGAGGTAGCGGCAAATCTTGTAGCTCTCGCGCTCCTCAACCCGAGCGCCCTTCTGTTCGGTCAACCACTGCAGCCCGGCCGCGACCTGATCAGCGTCAAATCCGGCGATCTGATCGGTTAGATCCTCAATCGATCCATCAGGCATGAGCGCCAGCGTCCGCTTCTGCGGCTTCTTCTTCCAGTACTGCATCACCCGGATGTAATCGTCGGTCGCCCAGCTATCGAAGGCACCTGACGTGCAGCCGTAAATGCCGGTATCGAAGCCGTCAGCCTTGGCGTTCGGCCACTGCTTCTTGAACTTGGCCGTCGTCATGTCGTTCGGCACGAAGCAATGATCGGCGTCCGCCCGGTTCGGTAGGAATGAATCCGCGTCCCAAACGACCGACACGCCGTCTTCGATCCCGACGACCCGGAGCTCCTGGTTGAACGTGCCGGCGTGAGCGTATTCGGTCGTCACAGCCCAGTGACCGATGCCGCAAGTCACCTGGCTATCGGCACCGGTGGTGTAAACGTGCTTCGCCTTGCTGCGGTTCTCGACATACCGGATCATTCCGGCCCGGATTTCGGCCGTCTCGATGTCAGCGCCGCTATCGACCGGCACAACCTTGATGCCCGGGCGGGACTGCCGCATGTCGCCAGTCACCTGACGGACGAACTGAGGCAACTTGTTCACGACATGGCACGGGCGCCCTTTACGGGCCTGCAGCGCCAGCGGATCCCACTGGTCCTCAAGCCGGCCACGGCGGAAGCGCAAATCCTCATAGGCGTCATCGATATTGTGCCGCTCGCGCTCGTAGTCGCGCTGATACTCCTCCAGCGCCTGGCGATGCACATCGTCCCAGTCGGATTTCTTCGTCTCGGCCTTCGGGTCGTCGGCGTATTCGTCGGCCATCAGGCGCCCAACCACGATCCCGCCCGGCGCTCGCGCCGCGGACGTTCAACCCGTTCATGAACCGGCTCAGCGAAGGTCAAAGCGATTGCATCCCACTCGTCAGGAGAGCGGACGCCGCGCGCCCGCATGTGCTCTTTGCTCTCGAGCAAAAGCCGCTGGTTGATGTCATAGTGATAGCCGGGCCCGCATGCGTCAGACTGCAAGCTGTCGGTGTCCGGAATGTCGGCCCCGCCAGGTTCATCCAACCAATCCCGCGATCGGCTCCACATCTCGGCGCGCCGATTGCGCGGTCCCGCCGCTTTCGTGCCATCCGGCAAGGTCACGTCAGGTTCTTGCGGTTCTGAGCCGAAATTGATCGGGGCAACCGTCTCAAGATAAACGCCACCCCACGAATGCAGAATATCGACAACGCCAGCACCAATACCGCCAACGTCCACAAACACGCGAGCCGGCCGATCGGCGTCGATAACCTGCTTGACCCAGTTTGCGCCCTGCACGGTATCGATCTTGCCCTTGCTCTCTATCTTTTCGACCTTGCGGCCTCGGCGCCATGCGATGGAGAAGCGATCGTCTCCAAAGCGCGCCGGATCGACACCAAGGACGAGGGGTCCGATTCCTTCGCAACTGAACTTACGAGCTGCAAGAACTCGCTCGGACTTGATGAAGCTATCATGGCCCGTAAGCTGGAAGGCCTCTTCAGCCGTCGCCGGATACTCCTGCTTGAAGAGCAGCCCATCCTTCAACTCCGCAATCTTGGCGCGGCGCCAGACCATTTGCTCGAGACTGAGACCATGAGCATCGGCATAGGCCTGCTCTTCCTCATCGAGCTTGAACCCCGCCGGCACCTCGCGGCGATACCCGGGATCCCAGAACCACGGGATGAAGATCGCCTCATAATCGCCTTGGCCGCTTTCGGCCTGCTGCCAACGCTCGTGAAATTCACCGCCAACGCCGTTGGCCGTCGATTCCAAAACGATCTCGGTTCCGGCCAAGTCAGGTATGGCTTGAACCACGCCCGCGAAGTGCGTCTTCGCATTGGGCCAGAATGCCACCTCTGAGCCGTGGAAGAGCTGGACGGTCTGCGACCGCCCTACTGCCTTGGCACCCGCTGTACCGACCGCGTAGCCGCTTTCCAGCGCCTCAAAACTCAACTCCTTGGCGTTCGCTGCGCCGGTGCTCGGCTTCACCAAATCCGGGCAGTGCGAATGATATCGCTCCACCATCCCGAACAGGTTGTTCGTCGCGTCCTGCTCATGCGTCAGGATGAAAACCCGAACGCCCCTGCTGTGCGAAGCGCGCCAGTAATATCGACCGCCGATGTAAGTCGAGATGCCCTGCTGCCGCCCTTTGAGGACGAGAGCACGAACCTTTCCGGTCCGTTGCCGCTGCGCCTCAAGCCTTCCGTGCAGGTAAAGCTGCGCCTGGTTGAGGACCAGCGGCTCAATCTTTCCCGCCTTGGTCCTGATCCTCAGGCATTTCGAGGCGTAGTGCGCGAAGTCGTCCTTGAGCTTTTGGCGAACAGCCTTTTCGCGCTGGCTCAGGCCCGACATCGGAATTTGTGAGACACGAACCAATTGCCGCCCGGTTCATGCTTCCATACCATCGGCCAAACGACGATTACTTGGCGAACGTGGTCTTGCCAAACTTCGGCGAGCCGCTCATTGTTCATTCCAGCTCTCCCAAGGCTTCCTCGTGCGAAATGCTCAAGCCGCCAGACATCTCCACGGACTGAGCCGGCTTGCCATCGAGACGATCCCCAACTTCCTTCGCTGCCGCGGTCTCTTCGCCTGCGCGGATTAGCAGCTGACGCGCGATCCAACGGATCGACCCTTTCGGAGCAGGCGTTTCCTCGCCGCTCTCAGCAAGGGCTGCTTCCATTTTCAGGGCGTCTCGGAACGGCTTGTCCTTGTTCGGAGAGCCGGCAGGTCTTCCGGCCATATTTTATTACCTAAGCTGTTGGTATTTCGGAATTGGTCGAAGCAGCGCGCCCTTAGCCGTCAGCGGAGCTGGGGGGCGACATGGTGATGGGCAGAGAGCGCGCTGCGACGATGGGAATTGCGCATGGAAAACCTGCAGGTGATATCGCCTGCATTCAAAATGCCCGCCCGGCCCATTCTCCGGGTCTGAACAGACCGATGTAGCGGGCGCTTGGCGTGCGCTGATCGGCCGCAGCGATGGAATACTGATTTGCGCGATGTTGTGAATTCATAATCGGCTAATCCGGCTTTGCTTTTCGGATAGCGCGGGCGGCTAGGCGCCATGCCTGTGAATAAACTGCGTTGCCCGTCAGGCCTTCGACAATCGCTGCGGCGCGCTCCAATGTCTTGCGCTCAATGTTCTCGCGCTCGAGTTGGGTAATCGTCGTGAACGAAACCGTTCCGGGCGTGTGATCAAGCATCGTCATGCCGCCCTCGCATTGCTCTCGCGCGTGGTCGCCCATTTGCCGTTCGCGAGGAATTCAAGCTTTCCATGCTTGCGGCCGCGGACGGTGGTGATCAGGTCGGCGAATTCACCTTCCATGATCTTTATCTTGGCTCCGGTCGGAATGGGATTGCGGCGCGTGACGAGCTCACCCTGCTCGCTGACGAACTCGCCGGTCTGATTGGTCACGAAGTCCCACTCCCCGCGCATATAGCGCTCCCGGAATCGCCACACGATCGCCTCCGGGACGAGAGCCGGCGCATTGTTATCGCCCGTCAGGATGGCTTCGATGCCGTTGACATTGCGCACGGCCCAGAAGTTGCCGTCCGGAATTTCCACGAAGAGGTATCGGCCTAGGATCGGATACTCCTTGGAGACCTTGGTGCGCGCGTGCGAAACCCATTTGCGCATTTTCGGCCAGAAGGCCCGATAGCCGAGATCGGCCAAGCCAACCTCAGCGCGGCGATGGCAGTTCGGATTGGTGATTGCGACGTACCAGCTCATTCTGCCCCTCAGCCTGCTGTAGATGGTCCAAGGCCGCGCTTGAGATGCGCGACGAGCTCGTCAAGGCCCTTCGATACCCGCGCCTGCATCTCGGGATCCTGGTTCGGTTGCGGGAGCCGCTGCCGGTTCATCCGCTCTTGCCGCTTCACGTTCTCCCAGTGCTCGTCGGCCCACTCGTCCAAATGCTTCTTGAACTTAGCCAAGTTCGGATACTGGACGACCGAGGCCAGCCCGATCGATGGGCTAATGGCCCGTTCGAGAACTGGACGGGGATAGCTCGATAAGATTTCCACCAACCCCGCCGCGAATGCCTTCGGATCCATCGCCGGGATCGTGTCGTAGAAGCCCAGGATTTGCTTCGCCGCCGCCGCGGCTGATAAATTCACCGATACCATCGAGGATTTCCCTTCCAGTCTGCCGTTCCTGCTGGTGCGCCGTTGTTGGGCGTGCTGCCGGCGGCCCGCGGCAGATCGCTGCGACGTATTCGGTTGGATTTTGCTTCTGCGAAGCCTGCTCGATGGCCGCCCGGGCCAATGCAACGTTGCCGCCCTTGGCCTTCAGGAGCTTGCCGATCAGACCGCCAGCGCCCTTGCCGAGAACTTCCCTGCCCCGCATGAAATACTCGCGCTCAGGAATCGCAGGATCGAGCGGCGCGACAGCGCCAGAAGCGCTAGCTTCTGAATTACTGGGTCCTAGGTCCAAGGTACTAGGTCCTAGGTCCGTCGCCGAAGCCTCGCGAGCATTCGCGAGCCTTCGCGAGCCCTCAACGAATTCCGGCAGCCGAGACTTTGACGGCTTGTCAATCTTCTGATGTTCCAGCCACTTAACGATCTCAAGATACTGGGAGCCATCTACTTCGTAGCGGCGGATATGCTCTCCGGCCTCAAGTTCTCCAAGCCAATGATCAATGAGCATCCTGGCATCATCGTCATACGGGTACAGAAGGCTCGCGAGCATTCGCGAGGCCGCGCGAGCCCTCCCCGCGTCATCAACGATCGTCCAGAGTTGGACAAACAGTAGCCTGGCGTCACGCGAAAGCTTTCCGACGCTCTCCGACTGCGGAAACTCAGGTTTGATAGTTCGGATACGAGCCACGATACGGCTAAGCCATCTCGTTAACGGGGGCCTCATAGCCCCAAGCATCCCAGCCGGGACGCGCAGCACGCGCATTCAACTCGATCTTTGGAAGGGTAGGAAAATAGCGCTCTATCAGCTCGTAGAACTTGGCCGGCTTTTCCGAATGGCGGCCGACTGATGCGTCAACGAGGCTTTCGACCTGCGTTCCCATCGCTGGGGCCGGCACATTGCCGCGCGTCCCGACCAGCAGAATCTCGTGCTGGTTTCTGAACCAATACCCTGTGCCGACGCGATCCTTCGCCCAGACGCAATGGGATTTATACTGAAAGTCCCAAGCGTCCATGACGCGCAAAGCATCCGGCAGCATAGGCACCGTCGCCCAAAGGAAGAGCACACAATCGTCCGCGGCGATATCGGCGACAGGACGGTTGCAAATATCTTCCGTCGAACTCGTGGGATAATGATTATCAGCGGCACGGTCCATGCCGGTATCGCGGTTATAGACCTCGAAACGCCACTCAGGATCAGCATAGATCACGCCGTAGCGTTTATTTGGAAGAGCGGCTTGCCTAGAAGCGAGGTCACGTTCGCGCGCCGCACGGCGCTCCTTTTTGTCCGCCGTTGTGATGTTAAGGCCAATGCGCTCGCCGCTCGCAATTCGGTCGCGAACACTCTCAACCATCGCTTCAAATGCTTGCTCGCCGATCCCGCCAATACGTTGGGCTCGAGACGAAAGCTTCTTGTCAATTCCTACCTCAGCAAGCGTTGGAATTCTATCTTGCGGTTCTTCACCGGAACCGCAAGTTTGCCAGCCTCCCCGGTTCATTCCGATTGTTTGTTTTTGTTCCGAAAGCATGATGCCAAGCCGCCGCTCAGCGCGAAGGCGAAGCTCGGTCGCATCGATCTCGAGTTGCGTATCCTTCGCCATGCGGGCGTAGGCTCGCATGGCTTCCGATTTGTCGCGGATGTCCTTTACTTCATCGACGCTGCGGGCTTCCGCAAGCGCGGATCGCGCGGTCTCATATCTAACAAGCTGCGTCAACCGCCCCCTCCGTCCTTCGAACTGGCTTCCCAATTGTTGATCTCTTCAAGAGTCTGGTCGATCAGGTCGCGAAGGGCGGTTAATGTTTCCTTTGCGCGGATTGCCGAGCGCCCAGACACAAAATACGGGCCAGGAGGAGGCAATTGATCCTGTGCCGCAGCAACAACGGATGGCCCTCTTTTCCCGGTATTGATTTCGGCAATACGGCCGCCGTTCTCGCCGAAGTACGCCGCGATGTCAGATTGACGATCACCCCGTGCGAGCATTCCCTTTACAACGGCGATTTCACCATCACTTAAGGCCATTCTTCTCTCCTAAATCAGAGGTTGAAACGGCCTTATCTCGTAGAGCCAGGGCGGTCCCGTCAATGAGAATATTGGCTAGATGGGCGCGCTCGATCTCGAAGCGGAGCAATTCGTCCGATCCAAAGGTTTGGATATTCAGCATGTAGCGACCTGGGCTCGGCGTCGTCAGGTAGGCGAGTTTTGCGATCATGCTGCGCGGCTTTCTTTGCGAAGCTGGCGCGTCCGAATATCCTTCAGCGCGGTCTCGAGCTCTCGGCTTACAGATTCGTCCGTTCTCGCAAGCGACATACTCAACCCCCGTTTTTGATCTCAGGCGCGATCCAGACCGCCAAGGATGCGAGCGATGCGCTCAAGGCGATCAATTTCCGCGCTAAGTAAATTCTGATCTTGTAGTGCACGCATTCCTCCGGCGATTTCCTGGTACTTCGAGGCAAGGTTGGCCGCCTCACTCTTCGCCTCTATCAACTCTGCTTCACGCCGGATGTCCCTAGCCGCCCAGTGTTCTGGGTCGGAAATCTCGCCATACCAAAGTGCTTTCACGGTGCGGAAAGAGACGGTCTTCACCTTCCGCGGAACGCGGGCGAGCCAGCTCTCACGGGTGTCTCCCCAATCCTTGGGACCGGCTACGATGGCGATCTCTCTACGCACTTTTTTTACTCCGGATTGATCTTCCGACATTCGGAATCCTCATGGTGTTTATTGTTCTCACCATGAAGAAGCATCAACACGACAACGATAACCACGAACTCAGTTTCATCACGCTCGGGATGGCAGTCTCGAACGTGGTCAGATACTTAGAACTCGCAAAAGAACATCATGAAGACGCTGGCAGCGAGAGCGATGCCAGTAACGGCAAGGAACAGCGCGGCGCCAACCACAGCGAGGCAGTCGCGCACGGAGTGAAGAAGATCATCGCGTTCGAGCAACGAGCGCGGGGGAAGAAAAGCGGAAGCGGTTGAGGCTTCCGAGTTAGCCTGCACAAGGATCGAACCGGCAGGCGGGAGGAATGATGCACCCTCATCTTGCCTCGGGAGGGTGCGACCGAGACCGACCAGCGAAGCAAGCGATCCACTCGGCTTCGCGGCTGCAAGAGGAATTGAATCGGCGGCCATGTATTGCTTGGCGCCGTAAGCGGGCGAACGATTGTCCATACCCCCGGAGATCGTTCGCCCGCTCATGATTGCCTCGCTGAATTGTTGCAGTCGCCGCGCCAACCGGGATCTGTTGTGGGATGGCGATGACGACTGCTCTCCGCTGAACCGGAGATTCCGAAAAAACTCATGCTGTCCCCCGAGGAGAAGCGGAATGGATCTGATCGACCCGCACAAGGCTCCCGAGATTTTCTTCGACGGAATCGGCGAAGTAAAAATCGTCAAAGGAATTGTACGGATTGTCTTGTTCAGCAGGCAGGACGGGACTGGAACGATCGAGGCGCGCCTTCGATGTCCGCTTTCCGAGCTGCCCGATATCATTCAGGCGCTCGTCGTCGCGCTGACGAAGGCCGCGCGCACCACGCGCAAGTGATGTTCCTTGATCTGGAACAACCACTAAAATCGATTCAATCTGCGTGCGAAAGTTTAATGTCGTCAAACCAACATATGTGCTTGCATGTCCCACTCTTGAGACGGGGGACTTGCAATGGACGACGAAGAACTGCTGGTTCAGGCAGCGAATGCACCTACGATCTACTGCGATGGATTCGGAGCTTTCCGACAGATCAACGGCGCGCTGCGCTGCGTGGGTTACGTCATCGGGAGTGGAGCGCAGGTCAATCTCATTATCTCGATTGCCGGCGCCGAAGCCGCGAACGCCGAAGCAAAGCGCGTCTTGGAAGAGAAGCCCGTCAAGCCAAGCGCGAAAGAAGGTCGGTTGAGATTGGCTCACTGAGCAACCCCGAACAATTCAGCGAGATCAGGCCGGATTTCCCTGGCAGGAATGCCTGTGATCGCTTCAACCGCCGGAATCATCTCGGCCGGAACATCTTGGTCTCTCTCGATCCGAGAGAGTTTTGCTGTGGAGGGCTTATCAAAGCCGCGCGAAGCAAATAGCTCGCAGGCCTGCTCAAGGCTGAGACCTCGATCGTTGCGCCATTTGCGGAGCGGGTTTGTCGCAGTTTCACTCATGCCCCGTTCCCTTACACTAGTTGAAAAGTGCCCGCAAGCAAATTTTCATCTAGTGATAGGGATATTCTTTTGCATAGAGTGTAAACTACTGAAATGCCAAAGCGAATTGCATTCCAGCCGAAGCGTGTTCGGCGCCGCACCTTCTTCAAGGAGTGGCGCACGTTTCGCGGGCTGTCGCAGGAACAGCTCGCGGGCCGCTTGGAAACATCCGTCGCGAGCATTTCCAGGATCGAGAATGGAACACAGCCTTACACTCAGGACGTGCTCGAGGCGTTGGCGGATGCGCTGATGACGGATCCCGCGAGTCTGCTCATGCGCAACCCGGAAGATCCCGAAGCCATCTGGAGCCTATGGGAACGCGCCAAGCCTGGCGAACGCCAGATGATCGTCGATATCGCAAAAACCGTTACAAAGACGGGGACCGACAATTAAAGCGTCCGAGCGCATCATTCGCGGTTTCGGACGATTGGGCCTCGTTTTGGCGCTTCCCTGTCTCGTGGCGGCCTTGGGCTTCTTCGGCTATGGGCTCTACGAGGATCACCAATGGAGAGAGTTCCCGCGGGCTACCTCAGGCATTGGACTGTCTGAATTAAATACGATCGCGCTCGTCGCGGCTGTTGCTGGCGTGATCCTCTACATTTCGACGTGGCTACTTGGCTGGGTAATTGCCGGCTTCACGCGGGACTGAGTTTTTCTCCCTTTCCGACCTGATCTGAGCCCGGCTCCTGTGAGTCGGGCTTTTTGCTGCGCTGCAATGACGAATATTTGCACTAGATGAAAATAGTGGTTGCGCCTGATTTTCATCTAGTGTAAATCTATCTTCGTCATCAGGGAGCACGGCACATGGCCCAGCGCACCAATCACAGCTACTTCGTCGTCATGCAGGACTTCGGGCGCCTCGGGCTCGAAGCCACGGTCAACCCGGAGACCACCCGACGCAACGTGATCGATCGGATCAAGTCCGGCGAATACCAGCTCATCCAGTTCATCCATCACATCGACGGTCTTTCGGTCGAGGACGTGACGGCCGAGCTGATCGACCTCGCGGAGGCTGAGCTGAAGGACGAGTACCGCGCCTCCCGCGCCGACCGCATCGCCAACACGCAGGACCACAACCGCAAATTGGCTCGGGAGGCTGTGTGATGTCCGCCCCCTGTGAACGGTGCAACTGCGTCACCACAAACCCCGAGAACGAGTACGGCGAGTTCGTCTGCGACGACTGCGAGCAGAACGCCGCCGAGGCCGCATGGGAGCGCTTCTGCGGTGACTTTTATGGCGGCGCTGACCCGCTCACCATTCGCGAAAAGCAAATCCACGATTGGAAGAACCGACCATGAGCGCCATGTCAGAACTCGATTTCGACCGCCAGATTGTCGAGAACGTCCGCCGCGCTTTGGAAGAAGCTCCCCTTTCTCCCTCAGAGGAGATGGAGGCGCGCGTCGATTTCATCATCCGCGAGCTCGATGAGCTTTGCGCCATGGCGAACAAACCTGAGACAGTCGAACTGGTCGAGAGCCAGAAGATCGCCTTCGGCCAGATGATGGTCCGCCTGCAACTCATCATGGGCTTTCTGCTCGCTCGCAATGCCCCCTCATTCAGGATTGTCCGCTAATGGGTAAGCCCAGCAAAGCCGTCATGGAATTTATGGCGAAGTACAGCGTCGATAGCGACGAAATCTGGGAAGTGCACGGCTCTACCTGGGTCGTGAAGCACAAGGCGCTCGAGCGCGTCGCCGCCGAGGTTGGGATCGTATGGGAACGGCCCGAGCTCAAGGTTTGCGACATGGCCGCTGGCCTCGTTGCGGTCCTGATCAGTGGCAGGCTCGGCGAACGCGTCGAGTACTCGTTCGGTGAGGCCAGCCCCAAGAACAATAAGAACGCCTACCCTATCGCGATGGCCGAGAAACGCGCGAAGGATCGCGTCATCCTGAAGCTGCTGGCTGCTCACGGCGATCTCTACTCCGAGGAAGAGGCCGACGACTTCAAGCGCCAGAACCCGCACGTCACCCGCGCGACCGATATTCTGCCGGCGGCCGATTACGACCAGCACGGCGAGGTTATCGACAATATTCCGCATGCAGATCCGGCACGAAAGCTGCGCGTCGCGGACCAGCGACCGCTATTCGCTGCGATCCAGAAGGAAGCGCACGCGTTCTCGGATTCCAAGAAATTCCTGGCTTGGATGGCCGATGAAAAGACCATCGCTCGCGTAGCCGACTTTAAGCCGGACTGGCAGGACATGTTCCGCGGCGTCTGCAAGGAGCATCTTGCCGAGCTTCGCAAGCAGGAAGCCGGCGATGACATGAGGATGGCCGGCTGATGTCCCGCGCTCAACTCACCCTCTCCGACAAAGACGTTCGTGCCCGCGCCGTCCATTGGATCGAGAAGGCGCCGCAGGGCACGCGCGTCATCTTCAAGGAAGCGAAGCGGACCCAGGCCCAGAACGATCGCATGTGGGCGGCGCTGACTGACATCGCCTCTCAGCTCATGTGGCACGGCGTCAAGCTGTCCACTGAGGACTGGAAGCTTCTGTTTATGGACGCGCTGAACCAGGAAATGCGGCTCGTCCCGAACATCAACGGGAACGGCTTCGTCAATCTCGGCCGGTCGTCCTCGAGCTTGAGCAAGGCCGAGTTCTCGAACCTGATCGACCTCATTCACGAATTCGGCGCGCGCCATAGCGTCGTTTTCCATGATCCGGAGAGCCGGTCATGAGCCGATCAATTCCTGAATGGACCGCCAAGCATGATGATCAAGCGATCCCGGATCGGGTGAAAGATCGGGTTGCGTTCAAGGCGGAAGGTTATTGCCAACACTGCCAGAGGGAGATCGCGGGAAAGCTGCGCGCCGAGTTCGATCACGTCACGCCGTTAATCATCGGCGGCGAACATCGCGAATCCAACTTGCAGTTGCTTTGCAATGAATGCCACCGCGCGAAGACGGCACTCGATGTGAAGCTGAAAGCCAAAGTCACGCGAGTTCGCAAGCGTCACCTCGGCCTGAAGAAGCCGCGCACGATCCGCGCCTGGCGCAAGTTCGATGGCACTCCTGTCTATGCGGAGCGCAACCGATGATCTTCTCCGGTCCCTCCGCCTGCTGCGCGAGCGCAGATTACACGGTGACGTACTGGATTGTTGGAGCGGTCGTGGTGGTTGTTGCGGTGCTGCTGCTTCGCGACACCCTACGTCGCTCCCGCTGAGGATGTGATGTAGCATGGCCGAAAACAGCAAAATCGAATGGACTGACCACACCTTCAACCCTTGGATCGGGTGCCAGAAGGTCTCACCGGGCTGCGACCACTGCTATGCGGAATCCCTCTCCAAACGCTACAGCTGGGCTGAGTGGGGCCCGCACGGCGAGCGCAAGCGCACCAGCGAGGCAAACTGGCGCAAGCCGCTACAGTGGGCCAAGGCCGCCCGCGGTACTGGAAAGCGCCCGCGCGTGTTCTGCGCGTCGCTTGCCGACTGGCTGGACAATAAGGCGCCCTACGCTTGGCGAGTTGACCTAGGGATTCTGATCGAGGCCACGCCCGAGCTTGACTGGCTTCTCCTGACCAAGCGCCCCGAGAATTACGACCGGCACTCACCCTGGGGCGAGAGCGACCCGCCGCCCAACGTATGGCTGGGAACTACAGCGGAGGATCAGGAGCGGTACGATCGCCGCTGGCGCATCCTGAGCAAGATCCCGGCGTCCGTCCGCTTCATCAGCTACGAGCCTGCCATCGGCCCGCTTCGCCTTCACAACGGCCCAGATCAACCCGACTGGCTGATCTGCGGCGGCGAAAGCGGTCCCGGTGCGCGTTTCATGAAGCCCGAATGGGCTGCCGACATCAGAGACGACTGCCGAGGGGCCGGCGTCTACTTCTTCATGAAGCAGATGACGCAGAAGGCGGCGATTCCCACCGAGCTAATGCGTCGCGAATTCCCGCTTTCGGGCGTGCGCGCTGATGGATGAGGACCACCGCAGGGGAATTTCATGTCTAAGATCGACCCAGAACTGACGGACTCGCTTGAGAAAGCCATCGCCGCCGGCTTGTCGCCGCAGTCCATGGAAAGTTTCTCCAAAAAGATCAAGGACCTTTCCGTTGAACTTGAAGAGGACCTTATGTGGTCCCTCAAGGACAATCTCGCCTATAATCTGTCCGCTTGGGTTGCGGACATGGCCGAACGCGCCATTGAGGCCATGCTTCAGGGCAACGAGGATCAGATGCGCCGTTACCTGTCCTGCGACAAGCGCGGGCCGGACGGCCGATACACTTGCTATAACGGGCGCACCGATGGCGTGAACTACGGAGCGCCGCGTGACCCAGCTCACCCCGTTATCCACGGCAAGCTATTTGAGACCGGTGCCGTCGAACTGCGCAAACAGGTTGCGCAAGCGAACGAGGCGCTGATCCGAGACGAGCGCATACGGGATCTAGAGGACCAGATCAAATCGCTGGTTGCCCAGGTCAATAAGGCCCAAAACGAGAAGGAAAATCTTCTGGAGCGTTTGCGGCGTGGCGAGGTGGTCGCATGACCCGCGCCGCCCAAATCCTCTTCGTGCTCCTCACCTTCGCCATCGGCTTCCCGATTGGAGCGGTAGCCGTGGGTATGACGTTTGAGCACTTCGCTGGCCAGGATGGTGACGAATGACCGCCCTCGCCGTTCTCATCGCCTTCATCATTGGATTCGTCGCTGGGAGACTAGTCGGATGATTAAACAGCGCATCATGTACGTCTGCTCAGAATGCGCAGAAGGTTGCCCAGAGGCCTGCGGCCATTACGACCGCACAGAATTGCGGGTAATGCCAGATGGCGCGTGGCTTTGCGAAAGCTGCTTTGACAACAATGATGATAATGAATTCCTGAGTTGGGGACATCTTCCGGCACCGGAAGAGTATAGACGCATCCCAGACTCTGCCCAATGTGCGCCGGACCAAGAAGCCCTCCAGGCCGCTTGGGCGGAGGGTTATGAGTTCGGCCTGAACTCCCGCGACAAGACGCCCGGAGCGGCGGCTTTGCGGGCGCTGGTGATCGAGGAATGCGCGAAGGTCTGCGAGGACCTGCGGCACGACGACTATTCTGCCGAGACATCCGACTGGTCGGGCGGCACATTTGATTGCGCCCGCGCTATCCGGGCTATCGCGCTCTCGGAAGGGATGCTGGCATCGCCCGACGTCCTGAAGACCCTGGAAGACAACTGCTGGGATCTGCGATGCGTTGATGTCCCGACCGGCGGCGGCGATGCAGATATCGGCTGGAACGTCGTCGAGCATCACATGGCGCCCCCTCAAGAGCGGGTTGTCGGGATTGGCGGTTCGCCTCTTGAGGCTGTTCAAGACGCCTTGGCTGCGACCTCTTCGACGGGAGACGCGGCATGAGCCTCCCGGCCATCCAGGCATACGTCTCCGACATGTGCGAATCTGTCGACGCCATGAAGATCACGGCGAAGCAGAAGGATTTTGCACGCGCTGTCATGCGAGCTGCGATCGAGTTCGCCAACGCCCGCCACGGAATGCACGCCTCACAGAACGCGAGGGCTGCCGCGCTTCCTTCAACGGTGCAGTCATGACCTCAGTCCCTGGCTGCACCTACATCTATGCTCCAAAGGGCCAAGCCGGCGAGTATGCGCCGCTGGCGACCAACCCTTACCGCGGCTGCGGCCACGGCTGCGCCTATTGCTATGTCCCGCTGGTGACGAAGCAGGACCGGCCCGGCTTCGATGCCGGCGCCGTCGAGCGCAAGGACTTCCGCAAGCATCTGGTCCGCGACGCGGAAAAGTACGAGGCTGCCGGTATCCACGAGCAAGTCATGCTCTCGTTCACCACGGACCCCTTCCATCCGGGTGACACGTCACTGACAAGCGTGACGCTGGATATCCTCAAGGGGTACGGGCTCGGCTTTTGCACCCTCACCAAGGGCGGCACGCGAGCGCTCCGGGACATCCACCGATTCCGGCCCGATCGCGATGCATTCGCCTCGACCCTCACGACGCTGGACGACGCATTCTCCCTGAAATGGGAGCGCAATGCCGCCCTGCCCGGCGATCGCCTCCTGGCGCTAAAGACCTTCCACGACCGCAGCATCTTTACATGGGTTAGCCTCGAGCCGACGCTGGATATCGAAGCCAGCTTGGCCGTGGTCGACGCGACCCACGAATTCGTTGACCTCTACAAGGTAGGCCGCGCGAACTACCTGAAGGAGATCACGCGCACGACCGACTGGAACGGCTACACGCTGCGCATGATCGACAAGCTGCAGGCGCTCGGCAAGAAGCACTACATCAAGCTGGATCTGCAGCCCTATTTGCCGGCCGGCTATCACAACCCGCTTCGCGTCGATCAATTCCACGCATCGCCACTGACGCGCCAGGAGCGCTCATGACTGAACTCACCCCAGCTCAAAAAGCTTACGCCCTGCTTTGGCGAGAGATGCGCGTCTCGGACAAGCCATATGTCCGCGAGGCCCGCAAAGTCCTTTTGGCGTCTCTTACCCACAAAGAGCAGTACGACGCTATTGCATGGGTGCAGCGCCAGTATCCGATGACCGAACGCGAGGTTTTGGAGAACGCGCCATGATCACGGCCGATCAAATCCTTGCCCATCTTGTCGGTGACTACATCCTGCAATCGCATTGGATGGCCAACGAGAAGACGAAGCAGTCGCTCGCTGCCGGTGTCCATGCCGTCACCTATACGCTTCCCTTCGTCTTTCTGACCCAAAATCCGATCGCGTTGGCGCTAATCTGCGGCTCTCACTTCCTGGTTGATCGCTTTCGGCTGGCGAGGTTCGTCGTCTGGGCAAAGAACGGATATGCCTTCAGCGGTAGGCCGGTGACCGCAACCGGCTACCTGGATGACGTGCCAGCGTGGCTCTCTGTGTGGCTTCTAATCATCGCCGACAACACAATTCATTTGATTTGCAACGGCATAGCGCTGGCGGTGTGGCCATGAGCCCCCATGCCAGCATCCAACGCAGGGGCGACGAAGCCCAATGACCCAGCGCGCAATCAGGGCGGCAAGCGCCAAACTGAAAAGAGAGCACCAAGCAATTATCGACGCTTGGTTCGCAGAATGGCGAATCCGAGATAGCGAGCGGATCGACGCTCAATTTCGGCGCTCTCGTCGTTTTAGTTCCCGCTCGACCGCCTCACGGATGAAGTCTGTCCGGTCCTCGCCATCGTCGCGGACGGCATCCATGCGTGCGAAAGTTCCTTCAGCGAACCGGGCCTTCATGTGTTCAGCAAATCGGATTTTAGGACCATGACGATCAAGAGCCGGAATCGGATAGCGGCCATCAATTTCGTTGATTTTACTCAGCGCCAGGCGGATCGCCGAGAGCACTTCTGGGCGAGGAACATTAAACCATTCGCCGCGAATGTGGCGCTCTCTGAGTTGCCAATGAACGTAGCGCTCCACGGCAAGGGCTATCGACCGACCAAGCGGCCATGTTCCCGTCAGCACTACTTCCCGGCCCTCTCGCCGAAAGTCGTCCAATCGTCTCTGAGGGGCCAAGGAGTGACCTATTTTGACCGGCCCGTCAGAGGTGCCGATCACGTACAGATAGGCAGTATCAGGCTTAGCGGCCATGTTTGCCGCCCTTCTTTGTGCTTTCCAGTCCCATCTCGACAAGCCGACGTATCGCCTCCGAGATATTCGGCAAATCCGGCTGCTGCCGTCTCCAGTCGTCGATCTTCTTCACCCACGAGGCGGGCGCAACCATGTTCAACCGCTTCGTTTCGTCCTCAAGTTTTGGGGGCATTTGGCCGTCCGTCGATTCCTGAAGATTCTTCATATCACCCTCTTGCGTATCTTACTATCATATGTATAATACGTATTATCAGATGATATGCAAGACCTCATATCAGAAATTGACGCAAGGGAGATTGTCATGCAACTTTATGATCGGATTCCTCAAAATATCACCCCGGAACAGCGTGAACGCACTGAGCGTCAGCTCGACCGCATGGCCTGTATGATGGTCGATTGGTTCGCTGATCGCGCTTTTACCTGCCCGGACAGCCTTCACGGCACGATTGAGACCTATAAGGGTCTGATGGTCGCCAATGCCCGCAATGCGATTTAAGGAGGGCACGAAGTGAGCGATGTGATGAATTGGGAACGCGCTAACGAAGCCGTCGTCGATCCTTCGGCTCACTATCTCGTCCAACATAACGGGCACGAATGGCGTGACTTCGATCTGATGATCATGCCGGGTCTGATGGTGCAACGGCGCCTTGAGCCGAGCTACGTTCGTGGTCGTCCTGAGTGGATCGCGAAGATCATACGCCCCTTCCGCTCTCCTTCGGAGGGAGCGTCGTAGCCATGCATGATGATGACGAAGATTATATCGGGTGCGACGGCGAAGACGTGCCGTGCGACCACGATGATTATGATACGGACATCCTCACAGGCCGTTGCATGTGCTGGCGTTGCGGCGAGTCCTGGTATGCGACCGCTGCTGAGATGGATCGCGAACTGCGCTTCCAGTCCGAATATGCGGAGATCATGGAGCGCGAGGATCGCCGGCAACGGTGGAGCGATTTCTGGTGGGCCGTTCGCCATCCCCTCGCAACGATCCATTGGGAGTTAAGCAAGCGCGGATGGTTTCGGAAGCCAGCCGTCAGCGACGACGACATTCCATTCTAGGAGATTATCCCGGTGAGGCATCCCATCGAAACTCTTTGGCGCGAAGTCGGCTTGCCGGAATACTTCCTCGGCAACGACGGTAGCAACACCAAGCTCTATGCGCTGTACGACGCGATCCTTGCTCGCTCCTCCGAGCGGATTGTGGATGCCTCCGCCATTCGACCTTATACGTGGGCCTATCGGTATCATGATTGCGTCCGCTTCAATGGCGGCGAACAGGTGAACGGCTCCAGGCCTCAAGGCTCCTTCCCGCTTTTCGATCAGAAGGCCATCGATATGGCTGTTGCGGCTGAGCGCGAGCGCTGCGCGAAGATCGCAGAGCCGAAGGGGCCGCGTCCTTGCGACTGTGAGTATGGAGCCTGCTATTGCCGCAATGCAGGTGATGCGGCAGCCGTTGCCAGTTGGGATGCTGACATGGCAGTCGCGCGGGCTATTCGCGCCCCTGTCTCTGGATCAACGGAGGGCGGGAAGTGACCGAGCATGTTCTTAAGTGCTGGCCCGTTTATTTCGACGCGCTGGCAAGCGGGATGAAGAATTTCGAGGTCCGCAAGGATGATCGAGGATTCCAGAAAGGCGACACCTTACTTCTTCAGCGCACCAGGCCGAACGATCTTTATCGCGTTGAAACTGACTACCACGGCAAGGTGTGCCATGAACTACGGTTCGCCATCAACTGGATATTGACCGGCGGTCAATTCGGCATCGAGCCGGGATATGTCGTACTCGCCCTCCATCGCTTGGCTATGCCAGCAGTTGTCTCTTCATCGCCTAAGCCGTTCGTGAAGGATCAGGCTCACCGCGAGCGTATCGAGAAGGGGGAATAAAGATGGTCGATAATACTCCTAGATCAACGGAAGGCGGCAAGTGACCCGTTATTTTCTCGATACTGAATTCAACGAATTTGGTGGGGATCTGATCAGCCTCGCATTGGTCTGCGAAGACGGGCAGCGAGAATTGTACGTCTCGACGCCATGCGAGCGTCCTGGCGCGTGGGTAAAGGAAAACGTTATTCCGATCCTCAAGTGCCCCGGCGCAGATCCCATCGAGGTTGAGCCCGATCAGATCGGCCATGCGATCGCAATGTTCCTGCACGACGATAAGATGCCAACCATCATCTCAGATTGGCCGGACGATATCCGCTATTTCTGTCAGGCGGTAATCACGGGACCCGGCGAGATGGTCAATATCCCGCGCCTGCAATTCCAGATGCTACGGATGGACGCCTATCCGACTGACCTGCCGGGCGCGGTTCAACATAACGCGCTCTGGGATGCTCGCGCACTGCGGCACGTATTCTTCCCCGCTGTTGTGTCCGGAGCGAAAGAGCCATGATCAAGGCCGGTGCTTATATTCGTGGCCAACACAAACAGGAACTCTATTTCGCGCGCATGTGCGACACAGAGGCTCAGCAGCATCGTCAAAAAGCGGCTGAAGCGGAAGCCAAGGCTGAAGAGCATCGGCAGGCCGCAGCCCGCTGGGCACGCGGCACCGACATCGCGGATGATGTGGGAACAACGTCGCAGCCCGGCGAGTGAAATTATTTCTGCGCACTGTGTGGCTAACACCGTGCTTTGACTAATGCGGCCCTTTTTCGGATTCTCTATTCAGAGTAGAGTTGGAATATGACGAAAGCGCTGACAGTTGATGAGGCGGCCATCGAGCTTCGCAAGACGAAGCGCTGGCTGAAGGACTGGCTGAAAGCAAACCCGGTCGATGAGGCCGGCATCCCGTTCTATATTCCGCTTGGCCGCAGCAAGACATTTGAGCCGTCTGATATTGCCCGCATCCGGGCGCATATTCGCAGGGGAGAGCAATGCCGCTTGAAATCTATCGGCGTGCAGGCATCTGGCATTGTCGAGGCACAGTTGGCCCAAATGGCCGTCGAAAGCGTATTAGGCAGTCGCTCCATACCAAAGACAAGGACACGGCAGCGCGCCAGGCTACCGAGATCGAAAAGAAATACTGGGACGGTCATTTCGATGGTCCAGCCGCAATCCTGACGTTCGCCGCCGCGGCGCGGATGTATCGCAATGCCGGAAAGTCGGATCAGTTTTTGGCGCCGATCGAAAAGTATCTCGGCGTGACGCTGGTAAAGGACATCACCGAGGGCTCCGTGCAGGAGATGGCAAAGGATCTCTACCCAAACTGCGGGGGCGCGAGCCTCAACCGCATGGTGCTGGTCCCCACCAAGGCCGTGATCAACCACGCGGCCAGCCGCAAGCTATGCTCTCGGCTCGAGGTCAAGCCCTATGAGGTCGACACCAGGGTCCGGGAACCCGCCACCTTGGAATGGGTCGAGAAGTTCATGGCCGAGGCCGGTCCGCACATCGGTGCCATGGCCCTATTCATGTTCCTGACTGGCGCCCGGGTCGGCGAGGCCGTAGCGCTCCTGCCCGACGATCTCAACCTTCAGGAGGCGACGGCGCTGATCCGGCAGACCAAGACCCGGGCCGAGCGATCATCCCACCTGCCCGTCCCGCTGGTCGTGGCGTTGGCCAACCTCCAGCCGGTCAACGGCCGGGTGTTCGGCTACGTCAAGCCGGCGAACCTCCGGAGCGCCTGGGACGGGGCTGTGGCGCGCGCCAAGATCAAGCACCTGTCGCCGCACTGCTGCCGCCACGGCTTCGCTACGGGCCTCCTGCGGGCCGGCGTGGACGTGGTGACGGTGGCATGGCTCGGCGGTTGGAAGAGTGCCAAGCAGGTCTTGGCGACCTACGGGCACGCCAACAAGGACCCGAAGCTCATCGAGCTGCTACTCCGGCGCGCTGCCTCGCCAGTGACACAGCCGAAAGACACCACGCAAGAAACATTAACAAATACCGGCACTTACGGAAATTAA